AGGGTGTGATTGAAATGCCATCTCGTCATGGTAAAACAAACGAGGTTCAGCACGTAGCTTTTCTTCTTTGATCTTATCCCAAGCCCACATTAGTGCAGCCTTACAGGTTACACCTTCTGCTGCTTGGAGTAAATAGTTTAGGGTTTGATGACCAGACCCACAGAATACAGGGCGTCCATCAAGAGCAGGGAACCATCCATCACCTTGTGCGTTAGATGTTTTGTTCCAGATGTTTAGAAGTTTCTTCTTAAGTTCTTCCAAACCTTTGATACCTTTAGAGAAGTCAGCGCGTGATTTACGACCTACTTCACTGTTGGATTTACCTGTAAGGACTTGTCCCAACTTAGCATCACCAGCACCAAAAAGATAAGCATATAGATACCCTTTGGCGATACCCCTACTACATCCCAGAGCATCAGCGTTGCGTTGATGTTGGTCCCCATAACGTACTTCATTAGTGAAATCATCGTTCCCAACGTAATGACAAAGACCACGTAACTGATTACCAGCTGAGTCAGCACCGACAATAACAGTCCCCGGATCAGGCTTAAGCATTCCACGAATCTCTTTACCCCAAGGTGTCTCAATGCCAGGAAGGTTTGCAATAACTTCGTGACGGACCCTGAAGGTAGGAGTACCGATAGTCCACATATTACCATGAAGTCTTTTATCATCTTCATTCTCCACTCGTTCTACCCAGCCTTCCATGAGAGATGCTTTATGGCGTAGTACATAGTACTCATCTACCATTAGTCCAACTTCTCCTAGTTTACTTAGGGATGATGTTGTTAGTTTAGGGCCAGTAGTTATCCACTCACGACCTACTTTCTTTCTGTTGTACTCATCGGGTTTCCATCCGATTGTTCCCAACCAATCCTTGACCGCTTCTTGCGATCCAAGTTTAGCTTGTTCCTTAGTAGTTCGTTGGAAACAAAACTTTGGCCCTGCGAGATGTGTGTCTTCGACATTGACTTCCGTTTCAAAATATTCACTAAGGAGTTTGGCAGTTGTCGCGGTGTATGTACCATTCTTTTTGTACTTAGGAGTCTTAGGTTCTTTATCTATGAACACAACTTTAGTACCCATCTTAGGTTCAATAGTGTTAGAGATTTCAGCCATGCGTTGTTGCATAGTTCCCAATAATTCCTTAGCTTCCTCCATGTTGAAGTACCAGCCTTTAGTTTTACAAAACGCATTGAACCTAGCTGTTTCATGTTCTGCTTGCATACCTGTTTTAATCTTAGGGTTTACTGAAGCTATGCGTTTGTACTCTTCAAGTAGCTCATAGTATACATCGACATTTACTTTAACATCTTGTACACAATATCGGAGCATCTCTCTTGAGTATGCATCCCAGCCATCTTCGTATGTAATCTTGCTGTTGCCAAGGTTCTCACCCCAACCTGCTAGGCCATGACGATGACCACGCTTGTACCTTAGTACCTGAGACATCACCCACGTATCATGTAAGCGTTTCTCATTGAGGGTAGTGCCACACAGCTTGTCTACTACCACATTATCAAAACCGATAATGTTATGGCCTACTAGAAGCTCTGCGTTTTGCAATAGTGCAGCACCATCAGCGATAGAACCATGTAGGTTATCGTGATCAGAGAACTTGTAGATCTGTTTAGTGTCTAAGTTTTGTGCAACGATCATCCAGATAGTGTCTGGAGTAAGACCATTACATTCTATATCATAACATAGGCGCATGATGCGTCCTTTCTTATTTGTTTAAGTACATCTTCAAGTCATTATACCCACCAACTAAATCATCTTTATAGTAAATGATAGGTACAGTGTTCATCAAAGATCTTTTCATTATACGTTTCCCAGTTTCGGGTTGAAGATCTATAGCATATTCTGTAAAGCCCTTACCTGTCTCTCTAAGAAGTTCTTTTGCCTTATTGCAGAATGGACAGTTAGCTATGCTATATATTTCATACATTATTTGAACTCCTTTACATCTATATCCGTTATTGGATCGTTTACTTTATTAACTACTGATTGTAATTCTTCCAGTTTGTTTTCTAAATCTGTGAGTTCTTTACTGATTGCAAAGAGTTCTTCTTCTTTGTTATCTATTTCACGTTGCAGATTCTCTATTTCTCCAACCATACTCATTTGACCACCATCAATTCATACCAAGATGTTGGGAACAGTTCATACATTACTGTGTCAATCTGTTCAGCAACTTGTCGTGTTTCCTCTTGTGTGTCAGGGGCTACACGAAGTCTGCACATATCTGCAAAGGCATCAATACTACCAGACCAGTACCATTCGGTAAGGGTGTTAACAGGCAGCACAAACCTAGCTTGTTCCTCACAGACACCCATAGCCAGTAAGTACTTGTATTGTTTAGCAGATTCTATACCTTGGTGCCTAACAACTTCTTTGATCATGTGTTGGTCTTCTATGCTCTCATCAGATCCTTGTTTCTTATCTAAAGATTTACTCCTGAAGTCAACAGGTTCATAGAACTCAGGCTCATTGTCCACATACCTGCGGCTAATTTCATTCCACCTTAAGAATTTATGTTTAACAAGTTGTCTTGCCACTGCAATGGGGGCTTTCACATGGAATGATGCAAAGGCATGACCAAAAGGTGACATATGTTTATGTTTTGCAAGGTACGCTATTAGTTTCTTATCACGAGGTGCTAGTACACCCCTGCCACCTTTACCATCATACAGTCCATCTTCTTGACCTTCCCACGTACTTTTATTACCGAAACTAACCCTTGCAGCATTAACTACTGACAGATCAGTTCCCATGTGGTCAATATAAGTCGCTATTATCATTTATAAACCTTTCTATATCTACTTTTACACAAAAGATAGCTGTGCCATTGTTCTGTTTCATTACTTGAGCACGAGATTCTGCCATCTTACATTGATCTTCCTTTGTAAAAGACCCTAATTGGTAGTGTTCTACTTGTAATCCTGATAACAGTTGCATCCACATCAGTATCCACATTATTTATTTTCCTTACTTTTTTGATTATCCCTTACTAATCTGTGAAAATCAATGATTCCTCTTGCAACTTCTTCTATTTTACCCCTAGGAATACCAACATCTTTTAGTTCATCGTCACTTAACTGATGTAATTCTCTGATTGTTGCATTCATATTAGCTCGTCTTCGTATGCTTTCTGCTACGTCTTTAATCCAACTCATACAATACCTCATATACTCGTTTATCTACATGACTTCTGTAAGTTTCATTTATATTTTTATCATTACATTTTGCATATACGATTTGTTTAAATTCTAATGGAGTACTAAAGTCACCTAAAAAGTAGACATCTCTAATAATCTCATCAATTTCTGTTTCTATTGTTTTAAATTTACCCATCAGATATAATCTTTCATAGCCCTATCAAGTTGTTCTATACGCATTTCTGCGTATCTCATAACTTTTCTAAGATCTGTTATTTCTGATCCGATTTCATCCTCACCATCATAGATTTTGTAACCTGCCCTCATAGCATACTTGATTATGTTACCAGTATGGAAGGGTAAGTGGTTATCCATTATGAATGTTATAGGTTCTATTTTCCACATTGTGTAATGTGATGGTTCTTTTACTAAGTCTGACATTTTATGTCCTTTCTTTAAGTTCCTTATAGGAAGAGAGATATACTTTCTTTAAAAATTCGACCCCTGTGGTCGAATTCATATAGTATTTTAAGAGGTAATTAATATGACCAAAGGAACACATCCTAATAGTCTAAAGAATTTAGCTCCTTTATTCACTAAAGACAATGCTAAAGAGATGCAATTAAAATCCGCCGCATCCCGTAAGGCATCTAGTGATGCTAGGCAAGCCTTAAAGATGAGTATGGGAGATTGGAAGAAATATAAGGAAGATGTACTTGATCATGTTGATATGAACTCCTTAGATGTCTTGAAGATACTCATGTTTAAAGCTTTAGAAAAAGAAGACTTTGACACTGCTAGTGATCTCGCAGCAAAAGTTGCAGAATATGAGCAACCTAAACTTCAACGTAGAGAACTACAAATAGAAGAGCTAGGCACAGACTATTTGTCTGATGAGGAGCTTGACAGTAAACTGAAAGCTTTGCGGATCGTGTAAGATTCTGCAAGAATCTGCAAGTGCGCGTTGTCGGTTTTTTAAAAAAAACTGCAAGTGCGGTTTGTCGGTTATAGATTATAAGACCCCAAAGACTCTGTGTGAGTCTCTGGGGTTTTTTATTTCCATTGGAGTCCGTGGAATCCCTCTGGGGATGTCCAAGATTTTATAAGATCTTTGAACATATTAGGAGACATTGTAATTACTTCGAAGCACTCAGTATCAGGTTCATATTGTCTTATTGATACGTATCCTTCATATTCTCCT